TGGCTTACTGCCAGGCCGCGCATCTGGACCCAATGCTGAAGCCCGTGCATATCGTGCCGATCTGGAACGCCAAGGCGAAGAAGATGCAGGACACGGTCATGCCTGGCATTGGACTCTATCGCATTCAAGCGGCGCGAACCGGACAGTACGCAGGAATCAGCGACCCTGAATACGGACCACAAATCACCGCCAAGCTGGGTGGTGTCGATGTCACCTATCCGGAGTGGTGCCGGGTCACCGTCAAGCGCCAAATGTCGAACGGCCTCGTTGCCGAGTTCACCGCAAACGAGCGCTGGCTTGAGAACTACGCAACGGCCGGAAAGGACACGATTGCCCCGAACACAATGTGGAAGCGCCGCGCCTTCGCCCAGCTCGCCAAGTGCGCTGAGGCTCAAGCGCTGCGCAAGGCATTCCCTGAGGTCGGATCAGCGCCAACTGCCGACGAGATGGAAGGGAAAACATTCGAAGAGGCGCCGCGCGACGTGAGTCCGCAGCGGCAGCAAGAGCCTGAGCCCGAAGCGCTTCCGCCCTACTCCGATGATCTCCTGAAAGAGAACATCGCCAAATGGCAGCCGCTGGTTGATGCCAACCGCACCAGCCCAGAACACCTGATCGCGACCATCAGCAGCAAGTACACGCTGAACCCGGCCCAGATCGAAAAAATCCAGAACCTCAAAGCCATCGACGGAGACGCAGCATGAAAATTCACAACGTAGCTCAAGGCTCCGCCGAGTGGCACGCATTGCGCGCTCAGCACTTCACCGCCTCCGAGGCGCCAGCAATGATGGGCGCTTCGAAGTATCAGACCCGCACCGACCTTCTGACCATGAAGAAAACCGGCATTACGCCGGAGGTCACTCAGGCGCAGCAGTACATCTTCGACAAAGGCCACGCAACTGAAGCGCTTGCCCGGCCGCTGGTTGAAGTCATGATCGGCGAGGAGCTGTATCCAGTCGTGGGCACCGACGGCAATCTGCTCGCCTCCATGGACGGCGCGACGATGCTGGGAGAGACCCTTTTCGAGCACAAGCTTTGGAACGAATCGTTGGTCGCTCAGGTGAAGGCCGGCGAGCTGGATCCGCACTACTACTGGCAGCTTGAGCAGCAACTGCTGGTGAGCGGCGCCGAGCGCGTGATTTTCGTTTGCTCCGACGGCACTGCCGAAAACTTCGTACACATGGACTACCGACCTGTCGCCGGCCGCGCCGCGCAGCTGGTCGAAGGCTGGAAACAGTTCGAGGTCGACCTCACCACCTTCGAAATGGCCGACGCACCATCGATCGTCGTCGGCAAAGCGCCTGATGAGCTGCCAGCCCTGCGCATCGAGCTGACCGGCATGGTCACCGCGAGCAACCTTAAGGTGTTCGAGGATTCGGCTCTCGCTGTCATTGACTCTGTGAAAACCACCCTGCAGACCGACCAAGACTTTGCCGACGCCAAGAAGGCGGTCAAGTGGTGCGGCGATGTCGAAGAAGCGGTTGCGGTAGCGAAGAAACAAGCGCTCTCCCAAACCCAAAGCATTGAAGAGCTTTTTTCGTCTCTGGATCGAATCAGCGCACATGCTCGCGAGACGCGCTTGAAGGTCGACAAGCTTGTGAAGGCTCAAGAGCTGCTGGTGAAGACCAACATCAAGCAGAAGGCTGAGCAGTCGCTGGCGGATCACGTCGCGGCCATCAATAAAACACTGGGCCGGGTGATGCTGCCAGCGGTTGCTTCAGACTTCGCCGGCGCGATGAAGAACAAGCGCACGATCGCCAGCCTGCAGGACGCTGTCGATACCGAGCTGGCTCGAGCAAAAATCGCCGCGAGCCAGTCAGCAGATGCCATTCGCTTGAATTTGACCAGCTTGGCCGAGCTTGCGCCCGACCATGCCTTCTTGTTCAACGACATCCAGCAGCTCGTTCTGAAGGCCAACGATGACCTGGTCGCACTGATCAAGGTGCGAATCTCTGAACACCAAAAGGCAGAGGAGCAGAAAGCCGAAGCTCAGCGCGAGCAGATCCGTCAGGAGGAGCTGAAGCGAATCGAAGACGAGGCGAAAGCCAAGGCGCCGGTCGAACAGGTTCCAATTGCCAGCCCGGTACCAGTGAAAGCTGCTGCGCCGGTTCAGTCAGCCTCGAAACCATCGACTTCAAGCGCGGCGCCGCTGAACCTGCAGGCCGAAGTGTTCGATCTGGAGTCGCTGATCAAAGCTGTCGCATACGGCCAAGCCCCTATTTCGGTGCTGACTGTTGACTGGGAAGCGCTCGACGCGATGGTCGCCGCTCAAGGCTCCAAGTTCAGCATGGCCGGCGTGAAGTTGGTCAAGGTGGCGGCATGATCAGCAACCACCTCAACCTCGTTGAGCAGCACCGACCGGACGCCGAGTCGATCTCTGAACGAATCGCACAGTACCTGGCTGCCGGCGGGCGGATCGACCAACTGAAAAGCCCGCCGCGCAATCCGCCGCCACCGCCCCGCTCGAACAAAATAGACCCTGAAACGGTCCTCAAGCGGCGCCCGAAACCGATATCGGCAGCCGACCGCAAGACACTGCGCAAAATGCCGGGCGCGATATGAAGCCGAAACGCAAATCCAACAACGGCTTCGCCCGGGCTGAACGCAGTTGCCGGGCGCTGCTGCGCACCAACCACGTCGCGGTGGTGAACATCGACCCCAGCGGCAGCCAGATCATGGCGAACTGGAAGAGCTGCAAGCAGATCCGCAGTCTGGCGATCGCCAACGCGATATTCGATTTCTCCTACCGCTGGACGATCTACATCGCCGCCATGTGTCGAGACGAGCGCGGCGCCGAGTACATCAAGTCGGTGGAGATCTCGCCCGAGGGCATCTACAAGGTCGAGGGCCTGACCGATGCCATCGAGCATTACTACCTGGAGCTGCGCAACAGCGCCAACCCGACCCATCTGGTCGCATCAGGCTGGATCGCCATTCCAGATGAGATATCGATGGACGAAGCCCAAGCCGCGAAGCTGTTCTACGCCGCCGGCGCCTGGCATCAGGTGAAGGTAGCAGCGTGAGACGTTTTCGCACACAACAACGCAAACGACAGACCTGGCTGGACTTGCCGGCCAGCGGAATTGAAGAGGTAGGCCATGGCCAAGAGCAATGCAGATCGCTCAGCGAAAGCCGCAGTGAAACGGAAAGCTCGCGGAGAGGAAGAATTACGGCACAGAGTTCTCCCTGGGGAGAAGGCCTGGCTGTTTCAGTTAATGGAATGGCTTGAGGACTCCCAACAGGCGTCAGTCATGGCTGGCTGCTTGGGCTACGTTCACTCGCTTGGGCGCGAAGGCGCGCGGAAAGCACTTGAGAAGCGCCACGATATCGTCATAAGCGAAAACGTGGCGCGAGACTTTCACTATCAAAGCTTAGCCGAGCTGAAGCGCGACCCAGGTGACGAGGTTATCAAACCGGTCAGTCTTTGAAGGTGATGTGACCTTGCCCAGCTCGAGCGATCTCTTCGAGATTGTGCTGCATGATCCCGGATGCATTCGTGAGGATCAGTTGAGAGCCTCCTCGTTTTGCGCACTTGGCAAGATCAACGAGGTTGTGCTGCATCCGAACACTAGCGTTCAACTCCAGTGATGCTCCTGCGGTCAGTAGATCTTCCAAATTATGCTGCATGAATTTCTCAAAACTCATCACCAACTCCTTCTGATCCGGCCCCATGCCGGTCACCCGTAATACCCCAACCCAAACCAAATTGCCACCACCGGTCACGGAGGGCGGCGCCTGGCTGGAGATAATCCATGGACCACAACTGCGCGTACGTCCGTCAGTACTATCAGGTGCCTGCCGAAATCGGCCGTCGCGTCATCGCCTACGGCAAGCCCGGCGTAATCCTGGCAGATCGCGGCCACTACATCGGCGTGGTGCTGGACGAAGACCCGAAGAAGCGGATCAGCAACTACCACCCCACCCACGAAATGCAGTACGGCGAAATGGCTGAGACGCTGCCTCTGAAAGAATGGCTGGTCCTGCCGTTCAAGCATGACTGGGATGACCTCGACTGGAACCGCGAAGCCCGCGAAGATCTGGTCAGGGTGTGGGCAGCAACTCGAAGTCAGGCCAAATACAAGGCCTACGAGCGGCTACAGGATTACTGCCACAGCATCAGGGCGATGCTCCACTTCAAAGTCCGGCGCGCCTGAACCGCCATCATCTATTGCGCGGGGTAAATTTTGGTTACTTCCACGAGTGCGTTATGTAGGTGGCGTCGCAAATAGACTCTTTTCGAACCGTAAAAAATTGCAGCGTCGTCCTTGAAATCACAACCAAGAACATTGCCATTTATGCTCATGGCGCTTGGATCCTCGCCCAAGACTAAAACAAATTTGAACTTTCCAACGTCATGAAATTTATGTTCACCGCTTCCCGTATGGCAAGCGGCATTCCTACATTCCCTAATTAAATCGGTAACATCCTTAATTTGTCCAGTGACTTTTACATGATCCGTAAAATTAACTCGACGCCCATCTATATGGGCCTTTGCCAGCAAGTCGCTCAAGTTTATTAGCAATAAAACCACAGCTGCTTCAAACATCCCATTGGAAACATTTTTGGTTTGAAATACACCGCAGGTAAGGATTGTGTAGCACTTTTCTATTGAGCTCTGAATATCACTTCTACGCAATAAATCAGCATAGCTTTTAGCTTCACTTGCCATTTTTCAACTCCTTCCGGCGTCATACCGGGACATCAAGCAATAGCCCATAAACTCGATTCACGCCAGCCAGCGAGGCCCCACTATGTCCGCACAACAGAAGAAACACCCCTTCGATTTCAAAACTCAATACGGACTCGGCTTCAGCACTCAGGACGATGAGATCGTTGTCGACTTCTTCTGCGGTGGTGGCGGCGCCGGTACCGGGCTGGAGATGGGGCTGGGCCGCGCGGTGAATGTCGCGAAGAATCACAGCCCCCAAGCGATCAGCATGCACACCGTGAATCACCCAGGCGCCGTGCACTACACCACTGACGTGTTCGAGGGTGATCCGGACACCGAGTGTGGCGGCAAGGCCGTAGGCTGGTTCCACATGTCGCCGGACTGCACGCACCACAGCCAAGCTGCTGGCGGTCAACCCCGCAAGCGCGAGATTCGCAACCTGTCGTGGATCGGCCTGAAGTGGGCCGGCAAGAAGAAGCCTCGCGTCATCAGCTTGGAGAACGTGAAACAGATCCTCCAGTGGGGGCCGCTGATCGCCAAGCGATGCAAGGCCACCGGCCGGGTGATGAAGTTGGGCGGTTCTATTGCCGAGCCTGGCGAAGTCGTGCCGGTTCACCAGCAGTTCCTGGTGCCCGACCCAAAACGCCGCGGGCAGACGTGGGCGGTGTTCGTCGCCGAGCTGCAGAAGCTTGGCTACGTGGTCGAATGGCGCGTTATCAAGGCATGTGACTTCGGCGCGCCGACCAGCCGCGAGCGGCTGTTCATGATCGCCCGTTGCGATGGCCAGCCGATTGTCTGGCCTGAGCCGACCCACGCAAAGCATCCGGTCAAGGGTCAGCAGAAGTGGCGCACCGCCGCCGAGTGCATCGACTGGACCATCCCGAGCAAAAGCATTTTCGACCGGGCAAAGCCGCTGGCACCCGCCACCCTGCGCCGGATCGCCAAGGGCATGAAGAAGTTCGTCATCGATGCCGCTGACCCATTCATCGTGCCGATCGCGAACTGGTCGGGCGAAAGTGTTCAGTCTGCGCATGACCCGCTGCGCACCGTGACGTCATGGCCGCGCGGCGGATCGTTCGCCATGGCGAGCCCGATCATCGCGCCAGCAACGCATCAGGGCAGCGACCGGGTCAACGATCCACACGCCCCGCTGCCGACGGTCACCTGCGCGAATCGCGGCGAGCTGACGATGATCAGTCCGGTGATGGTCACGGCTGCGCATGGCGAAGGGACACCGGGCGGCGTTCAGCGCTGGGGCGACGGCAGCAAGTTTGCCGGTGACCCGCTGGGCACAGTTACTGCGAGCGGCGGGCATTCAATCGCCGCGGCTCACCTGGTGAAGTTCCGGTTTGCGGACGAAGGCAAGGCGCTCGACGAGCCGCTGCCGACCATCACCAGCGGCGGCGACTACAAGCGTCCCGCCGGCGCCGCCCACGCCATGGGAATCTCAACGGTGTTCATGGCCCAGATGAACGGCGGGTTCAACACCACCGACGCCAAGAGCGTCGACGATCCGATGACCACGGTGACCAACACCGGAAGCCAGCAGCAGCTGGTGACGGCGAACTTGGTGCACCTGCGCGGCAACTGCGATGCGCGAGACACCACCGATCCGCTGCACACCGTCAGCGCCGGCGGCACTCACCACGGGCTGGTCACTGCCTTCATGGAACGTCAGTTCGGCGCCAGCGTTGGCCAAGGCGTGGAAGAACCGGCGCCGACCATCACAGCAGGCGGCGGCGGCAAAAGCTCGCTGGTTGAGCTTCAGCTCTCGCCAGAGGTTGAGGCCGGCGCATTGCGGGTCGCGGCATTCCTGATCAGCTACTACGGCACCGAGAACATGAGCGCGGCCGATGCGCCAGCGCCAACGATTACCACCAAAGATCGGCTGGGCCTGGTAACTGTCACCATCAAGGGAACGCCGTACGTGATCGTCGATATCTGCCTGCGGATGCTACAACCGGCCGAGCTGTACAAGGCTCAAGGCTTCCCCGCCGACTACATCATCAGCCACGGTGCCGACGGAAAGCCATTCACCAAGACCCAGCAGGTCCACATGTGCGGCAACAGCGTCAGCCCGCCCCCGATGGCAGCGCTGGCCAGGGCCAATGACCCGTGGCGAAGTTCACTGCCACGTTACGCAGCAGCGTAACGATGATTTGTAAGACCGCCCCAATTGGCTGAAAGACAAAATTTCACTTGCAGTAGCCAAAGTATTAACTCATGAAAGATAGCTTAGTGACGCTGTAGCTATTGCCATAACCCTCGTCGTAATGATGAGTAACCAAGAATGACTGACTACTGGTAGTGCCGTTTCTCATCCTATATTCAATTATGACATTTAGATCCGCCCACTCTGAAAGCCGCATAAAGGACAAAACGCAGTTAGAGCCCGTCATAAGCGGATCAATGTTGCGACGCCGTGATTTCATATCTTCGGCGTTAAGCTTCACGACTACAGATTCACAGTAGTCTCCGGAGTTGCTGATTTTGATTTCAATACCAAAGTCATCCTCTTTCCATCCGGCTGACGTTACCTCTAGCCCGAGCAAAGGATGGAGCGTTTTTTCGTAGTTGAGGAGACTGGCTTTTTGGGCGGCAACCATCTCGCATTGCTGTGCTACGGAGTTTCGAAGCTCCGCAGCCTGGAGATTCAGAGCTGTCGTTCCTTGGCGGAGCTCAATTCCTTGTTGAAAAAAACCTAACACTAGCCAGAGGATCGTGACCGGCCCAAATGCACCCGCTAAAAAATCCCCAACCTCGTTCAAATCCATGGTTTGAAGCGTTTGGATTCGATCTCCAACGAGCCACCAAGCAAAAAGCGCATACACCACAGTAAGAGCGATCCCTATGATCGCCAGCACCCTGCCCATAGACCGCCCTCCATTGAATAATCCCTGAGCTTACCGCGAACAGGAATCAAGGTATCCCCATGCCCACAGAAAACAAACCGGCCGAGCCGCTGAAGGTTGAGCGCTCGACTGTGACCAAGCTGGTGATCACCGGCGCGCCGCGGCTTGACCCGATTACCGTGTTCCTCGAGGACTTCGGCCGCCGCGACTGCCCTACTGAATCCAACCCGAGCTATCAGACCGCCCAGGGCAAGATCACGATCAACTGCTGGGACGACAGCTGGAACGCCTACTGGGGGGGCATGGGCCCGCGCACCGTCGCGGAGTTTTTCGCCGACTGCGACTGGCATTACATCCTCAACTGCCTAGATCGCGGGATCAGCCCCACCGTGTTCAGCGGTAACGCCCTCCACGCTCTGGCCAAGAAGTGCATCGTTCAGCGCCGCCGGCAACAGACAGGGCGCCATGAGTGGGAGCTGGGTGAGCTGAGTAAAGACGAAGCCCGAGAACTTTGGCGCGACATCGACGAGCTGCGCGGCATAGAGAGCGCTAACGAGTGCTGGCACCAAAGTAGGTTACTGACAGAACTGTTCGGTGATGAATGGCATTACCCGCTCGACGGCAAGGCGGTCGAAGAGAACCACAAATTCACCTACCTGCGCCGCGTTGTTGAAGCGGTGCAGCACGCGCTGCGCCAGGAACAGCAGCAGGAGGCAGCATGATCTATCTCTTCTGGCGAATCATCGCTAAGGTACTCGCGCGCCCGGCCATCGCCGAATGGCTCATCGCCCGCGCCAAGCTCACCCCGTACCAGCACATCATGTCCGCCGACGGCACCGAGATGTACATGGGCCGCTGGTGGCTGTTCAACCCGTACAGCCGTGAAACGCACAAGGCGACGCTGTGGTGGTGCCCGTGACCTTATTGCATTTAAAGCAGCATGAAGTCCGGAGCATCTTCGGGACTTCCGATGCTAGTTTTATATGGCCTTTTAATAATCGAGAGCGAATCAATACCATTTTTAAGGTATTTAATCACTACAAACCCCTGCGAACCAATATTTCCGCTAGTTCTTTTATAATAGAACCTCAGCTCATATTCAACACCAAGCTCAAATTCATCTTTCATCGTAAACCTCTCAGCCGAATTAGGCGCCATTGACGACATCCTTTCAGAATGTACCTCGCCTCCCTCGGCTAGCAACTGCTTAAATAAATGCTCGCAGTAACTGCCATTATTATTCAGGGTAAATCTAAAATATCTACCGTAATTAGCGGTTCCTACGCCGCCATAAACAAGATCAAGCAATGGCTCCAATGAGATTTCATGATTCAAGAGATTGAGATTCTGCGTCTCAACAATCGCCACCTGTTGCGACACAAGCGCCTTCATCTCCTCAGCCTGCATTTGAAGAGCTTCAGAGCTGACTCGCAGCTCTTTGCCTTGCTGTACATATCCTAATATAAGCCACAAAAATGCTATCGGACCAAATACACCAGCAGCAAGATCCCCTATTTCATTTAATTTCAGCGTTACGAGCTCGTCAAACTTTGCCCCCATGATCAGGAGTGCACCCCCAACATAAGCTGCAGTTAGGTGAGCGGCCCACCACTCTAAACTTCGGCTGCTCCACCATTCCACTTGCTCGATCCAATAATGTTTTAATTGCGGCATCGCCAAAATCCTTGCGAAATTCGTACATTACTCTAACAAAAAAGATCAGATTTTTCCCAAACCTCCCTCCCCTTCAATTCAGCCGCTATAGCGGCAAGGACGAAGTCATGCCTGAAGAAAAGTTGATTGGCCCCGTCGAAGTCGTGCGCGATGAAGACGGGTACTGGTATCACCCGAACATTCCAGACTTCGACGAAGACGCCGAAGCATGGAAAGCGTGGCTCGATGCCCAAGGCCTGAAGGTCGTAGGCTGGCACATGGATTCGGACTTGGAATCCCATCCCTACTGGGAAGACGATTCGGCTCACTGCCTGGGCTGGGTGCCAGAGACTCCGTCAGACGATGGCTGGTTCCTGCTCGGTATTTTCGACACGGACGACGGCCCCTATGTGCAGTGGGCACGCTGCGATGTGACGCCATGACCGCTATCAAGGAACGGCCGGTCCTGTTCTCGTCGCCGATGGTGCGCGCCATTCTGGATGGCAGGAAGACGGTTACGCGGCGGCCGGTGAAGGTTCAGCCGCGTTCACGGGCCGACATTGGTAGCTACGGCACAGGCCAGCCGTTCATCCGCAACCCAGACGTCACGAAGCGCAACCCGGAATGCCCCTTCGGAAACCCCGGCGATCGGCTGTGGGTTCGCGAGACCTGGTACTGCGATCACAACGAGGTCATGTGCGGCCCTTACCTCAAACCGGATGACTTGGATGTCATCGAGGCGCGCGACGACGGCACGCTGGTGTACGCCGCCGACGGACTTACCCCATATGAAGCCGATCAGCCAGTCTGGAAGCCAAGCATCCATATGCCGCGCTGGGCATGCCGCATCCTGCTGGAGATCACCGACGTCCGCGTCGAGCGGTTGAAGGACATCAGCCGGTCCGATATCCGAGCCGAAGGCCTGCAATGCCCGCCGGAACTGGCAAGCGATGACGTTTCGCCAAACTACCGAGATTGGTATCCGGCGGCATGGCGGGAGTTGTGGGAGTCCACCGGCGGCGACTGGGACGCCAACCCGTGGGTCTGGGTCGTCGAGTTCAAGCGGGTGCAGCCATGATCACCAAGTGCATTGCCGGCTGCACCCTCTTCTTCTGGCTTCCATTGGTACTGACCATAAAGGCGGTGATCGGATGAGTGACCATTCAAAACTGAAACAACTGGCAGAGGATGCTGATCTGGTCGGGGGGTATATATCCGCCCCAGACTTCGAGGCGATAGGGCTGAATGCAGAGGATGCGGCTTTCGCTGCGTCCGCCAACCCCAAAGCAGTCCTGGCACTGATCGCCGAGAACGAAGCATTGCGCAGGAACGCTAACCGCTATCTGGTGCTGCGGCAGGCTGATGTCGACACCATCCATAACGGCGGCCTGTTCGCCGGGCTAACGCCGGACAACATCGTGATCAACGGCCACCATCTGGACGAGCAAACCGACGCGGTGATTGCCGCTCGCAAGGAGGTGACATCATGATCTTCGCCCCGCTCTACATGGCCTACCTCATCTACAAGGGGCCGTGGCGATGAGAACAGTCACTCGCATCATTGCCGACCCGTCGGCCAAATGGGGTTTCCGCAGAGAGCCATCCACTTATGAGGAGGCCGAGAAAATCACCGGCTTTCGTCTGGATCGGCGTTCCAACTTCCTGATCAACCGAGACAACGAGGTCGAGCAGGAGGCGCAGTGCACAATGGAATGCTCAGGCTGTAGCTGCGACTGCTCAAGCTGCAGCTA